GCCAGGCGTTGATGATTGTGAACACGGTTACTGCGTCCTTGCTGTTTGTTCGTAGGTCTTGAGCATTGCCTCCAATGACGTGTAAAGACAAGAAAAAGCAGACACAGAGAGAGTCTCCTCTCGCCATGCCTGCCTGAACTTCTCGATCCGTTGGAGACGCTGTGCGTCCTTGTTCATGCGTTAGACGTTGGCTAGGTTCTCGTGTTGTTGCAACCTGTGGTGACAGTAAGCCTCAACAGTGAACCACACGAGTTTGTTAATTAAACCCAAGACACATGTTTCACCCTTTGATAGTTGTTCGAGATAATCAATACCAAGGATGTCATAGCAGACGTCCTCAATGTCATCCTCAAACTCTTCAAAGAACTCACGAGTGTCCTTGTAGTAGGTGAAGCCGTTTACGCCACCTTCACAGCCGTGGCTGCAGATGTCGCGGACTTCATCCATGTCGTCAAACCGCTCAAGTAGAGCAGAGGTTAGGCGTTCTGTGTAGAACATTGGATGTTGTGAGATGTTGGGTCGTAGCTTGTGAAGGCTACAGAAAGCCCGAAGCTTTGAAGCTAGGGGCTGAGTGTAGACATCAGGCGAGCGTAGCGAGACACTCGTTAAATGAACAGGCGGAGAGTGAGTCCGCCAATACCAGCAGTCAACAACAGAAGGCTGAGGGCTGGTGATGTGCTGCAGGCTGCAAGGGTGAGCACTGCAATAGAGAAGAAGAGAAGCATGAGTTAGTAGCCGAGCCAGTTGAGTAGAGCTTGAGCGTTGCAGATTAGGTCTGCATTGAAGCCTTCACAAACCAGCGTGGCTGCGTCCGTGCTGTGTTCTTCCAGTAGTTGGTCCACGATGTCCGCGTCAAGGTTGCCTTGATCGTCGGCGTATCGCAGAACTGATTGTTCGTAAGACATTGGTTGATGTGTCGAACACCGGCATCATACAGGCAGTCGGTACTCAATGCGAGTGCTGACACAATTCGTAACAGTATACGTCCAACCACACTCTTGGCAGGTACCCACGCCAAGCATCGCCCAGGTCTCGTTAGCCGAGATCGCTGTGGTGGACTGGGTTTTCAAGGTTCGTGCCACAAGTTACTTCGGTTTTGACTGGCGTCAACAAGAAAGTTACGAAGTGGTGATTACTGATATTTATACCTACGATAAGCATGGCTAATGGTTGGCGCGACAGATCGCGAGAGATCGAGAGAGGCGCTGCTATTGCGACGCACTCTCAATAAGCACACGATCTTATATCAGTTGAGCGCGGCATTGTTCCGCTTGATACCGTTGGAGCTCTGTCCGCGTACCTGTCTATACAGCAGATACGCAACAAATGGACAAAGATTCTTCTAGCCGCATACCCGCATGGGGGGATCTGCGGCCCTGCGTATACGTATATAGGCTTCAGAAATTTCTGTCAAAAATCTGCGGTTTAGCGCAGTTAGCGCGGTGATAATTCAGGTGAGCCGCCTCTACCGCTACAAACGTCCCGAGAAGAACGACAATAATCAGTTTCATAGACCACATAAGACCGAATAACACCGTCACTATTAAGTGTTTGCAAGGAATACACCGCTGGACCGGTTTCAACCAGCCCAACGATGCACATATTAAGAAAAAGGTTACACATCTTTCTTTTTAAGTCTACAGTTAACGCAGACTACATTGGTAATAGGGTAGTTCGACGGTACGACTACATCTTTACCACATTGATCACATTTAATAATCATGATGATGTACTCCAAACTGCCGCATACACTTGCGGATAACACATAGCAATCAACTGTTTACATTGATCTGCAATGACTTTATGTTCTTTTTGTGTACCATTAGCACACCGAAGGTCACAGTAATGAATCCAAGACCTAAGTGTTCCATTCATGTACATCCGAGTAGGGGTACTGAGTGGTAAGACATCCCTTGCACATTCTTTAGCTACACCAGCTTCCAACAGCTTCTTATAGACCAACTCCGAATGCTTATAGAGTTGTTTAATCTCTTGCTTTAGGAATAAGTCTTCATCTTCTACTTCAATACTATTCTGTCTATTCTTTGTATCTTGTAACCGTAGCTCCGGTTGAACGCCGGTACCAAGCTGTGTAGCGTCAGCATAGCGCTGGCTAAACTCTTGGAAGCTAAAGGAACGGTGTCTTAGGATTTGAGCAGCAATAGACCGAGTAGTTTCTATTTCTACACACATGTTCACCATTTCAAATGGAGACCAGTGTTTATGTTTAATGAGATAGCTTATTAGTTTAGCACTAGTCTTAGTGTTGTTTTGGTTAGCTGGGTTAGATACCCTAGCCATATAAGCTACTAACTCATCACCTTTGTTAGTGTGGTGAATGAGTGATACGGTATGGTGATGGATGGACATACAGTAGTAAAAGCGTCTTTGATTCAGTCGGTGGAGAATTCAGTAAAAAGAACCAGTAGAATTGGTCGTCTTGTTTCTGTAAGGAGGAAAAGGGGAAGAGGTTGTCTTCCCCCGGTTACAGGAAGTCGGGTCCACCCTTCCCTTCTCCCTGTATAAGTCCGACATCAAAACTATGCCATTAAATCCACGTAAAACCGCCTTTAGAAGCTCCTCTAGCTTGTCTTCGTTGCTCTAGTGTCATTCCCAGCGCAAGGTGGTTTGTGGCTTGCTGAGGGTCTTCTATGAAGGCTTCCAGCAGGTCGTTCCAGTCGTCCCGCTTGCGTTGTTTGATGACTTCTTGTGCCGAGATGGACATGGCATCTGTAAAATACTTAACGCCTTGTGCCAGTGCGTCCAATCTGTCGTCGTGTCTAACCGCACCTTTCTCCCGACACATCCTGCTCATCTGATAGAAGAGCATATAAAGGAGACGTTTTTCTGGAGCTTCGTCTTTATTTGAGTTGTAATCCCAGTCGATGACAGACTTATCAACAACAAGGCGATGTTGATTAAGGATAGGCTCAAGGGCATCAATAATACGTTCTTCTTTTCTGACATTTGCTCGTACTTCTTCTACGTCAATACCTTGCTGTGTCTGTTGAAGGTGTTTCTTGAAGAGTTCTGCAACAAGACCATCACCAAAGTTAGTCTCCACAACAAGTTTAGTTACTCCGAACTTCTTACATCCTTTTAGAATGTCCAAAAGCGTATCGTCGGAATATCCGTCTCGATAAGCTCGCACTTGGTGCAAGTACAAATAACCGTTGCGTTGGGAGATATAAGCTGCTGCCGTTTCATCTGTACCACGACCCGACGGGTCAACGCTGCAGATTGTTTCTTGGTAAGGACCCCATTCTCCTTGGAGCTGCATTGGAGAGTAGAAATAGTCTCCAGGTAACCCAACAGTGGGGAGTTCTTTGATGACGTTTCTAGGATCGCTGCACCAGATGATGTCATCAGGAGCGGACTTAGGATTAACACTGGTGACGATAAGATCAGCCATCTTGAGCGGGAATTTTTCAGCGTCGCTAAGGCTTGTGTCAAGCATGAATTGCAACATAAAGTTGCTGCGTCCCATTGACGCTTCACGTTCGATAAGATCTTCATCGCTAAATCTATCCGGGTCAGTTACACTCCAAGCATCAGCACCCATGTCGATGTCTTCTTGGAGTTGTGGAGCAATTAGTCCTTCGTAGTTAGCAAGCTTACGAGGAACACGAGCTGGCCAAACAAAGGGGCGGTAGTTACGTTCTGCAAGCTTGCGATAGATGGTAAAGGTTGTCTGTGGTGTGCCGAGATACATAATTCGGCTGTCTTCCTTAGGTGTAAGAATCGATTCAGCCTCCGTACAGAGTTGAAGCAGTTTCTCACGCATCATTTCCGTCATAGAGTTGCCAGGCACCTCCACGTCATCCAAAATCATCAGGTCAGCACGTGAACCGGTTAGCTGACCTGTGATACCCACTGATTTAACCGACGGAGCCTGTGATGGAGCACAGTTAACATCAAAGCTAATCCGGCTCCAACGGGCGTCATCACTTTTTGGTTGCAAATGTTTTAACCAAGGTGTCTCAATAATCAGTTTTTGAAGAAAGATAGACATGTTGTCAGCTCGCTCTTTAGAAGCAGAGATGATCATGATTTTCTTTTCTGGATTTTTAAAAAGAGTCCAAAGCACGAAGGCTCCAGTAATCCAAGATTTACCCACTCCTCGGAAGGCTTGAATCTGTAGACGTTTAGGACCGTGTTGAAGGTAGTCTGCGATTGCATATTGTGCTCTTGTCGGTTCTGGCAAGTCTAGCTGCGACCACAGGGCTTGTAGGAATACTTTAAAGTCGCCCTGTAGGGCTTCTAAAACGTTGCTCATACAATTTATTCTTCAGGGGTAGATTTAGATGCTCGCCGTTTTTCATTTAGGCTAATAAGGTTTTGTACAGCGTCATCTTGTGAATAAGCAAGCCGTATAATCCCACCTTCTCCAACAAGTTTAAACCCGCCTTCAGCAAGATTGTCTGCACCTTTAATAAGTTTTGCTGTCATAAAAAAAGCCGCCCCGTTTGGAGCGGCGGTATTGTTAATTAGCGCTCGCGTGGACCACGTGCAGTGGTGTTACGACGTTTACGATTCTTTTTAGCTTGCTCCAAAGACTTACGCTTAGCTTCTTCACGAAGATCTTTAAGTTTACGCAGCTCTTTAGAACGAGCAGCTGTCCTATCAGCGGCACGGATGTCGCGCATCATATCAGCTTGGCTGTAAGTTTTGCTGCGTGCGGGTGCTTTGGTTGCAGGCTTTTTAGCAGCAGGCTTTTTAGCAGCGGGTTTAGCGGGTGCCTTAGCAGCAGGTTTAGCTGGTTTAACTCGATTTGGACCTTTAGGCGGTTGACTGTCCATATCGTACTTTCTAGAATCAATTTTTAGAGAATTACGACCACGGTTACCTTGACCGCCACCAGCTCCTTTAACTTTAGGCTTTGGTTTGTTCATTGCCGCCTTAAGCTCTGCAGATTTTTTCTTCCAAGTTTCAGGATTAGCTGCTTTGTTAGCTTTATCTGCAACATAGCCTGCCAAAGCTGCCAAAGCTACATTACCAAGAGCACCTTTAACGTTGACTTTTCCTGTAGGAGCTTTGCGTTTTGTAAGTGCCCCACCTTTTTTACCAGGAGGAAGTGCCTTAGGAGTTTTACCAGCAGGAAGTGCTTTAGTAGTCTTAGTCTTAGCCAGAGCACCACCTTTTTTACCAGGAGGAAGTGCTTTTTGATTTTTCGCTGCTTTTTGAGCAGCTGCTTCACGCCGCAGACGCATCTGCCGTTGACGCATAGTCTCAGTCAGTTTTTTTGCCTTGCTTTTTTTGCGAGGTGCCATAATTATTTAATGTGTGATAAAATTAGCTTTTCTCGGGGAGTAATACCAAATGTTTGTCTCATCCACGTAAGCCAGTTACTGGTACCTTTGTTCTGATTACATTTCCTGCAGGATGGAACCAAATTCCTTGTAGTTGTCTCTCCTCCATAAAAACGAGGTACAACGTGATCAAGAGTAAGTTCATGTAGTTCATAAGTTTCTCCACAATAGACACATTGACAGTTGAAGTGCTCCTTAATGGCTCGTCGCCATAGACGTTTCGCTTCAGGGCTGGTCATGGTTATTAGATTTTGCAGGTAGTGATCAGGTGATGGCAGCAGTGGGGTCATGCGTACTTCTTACCAGTTCTAGGTCTACGTCGGTTAGATGACGGTGTTTCCAATCTTCCTTTACCTTTACCGGTGTGGGAAGCGTCTTTACCGTCTCCATTACCGTAAGTACCAAGTTTTCTGTTAAGTTTATTAGCAGCAGTACGGATCTTTAGACCTTTAGCAGTCTTGTTGTACCGTTTTTGCTGCGTTAACCGCCTACGCCGTGCACCAGGGTTTGACTTGTAGTAATCAGAAGTTTTTTGAGCCATACAACCTCTTCTGTACCATTTCGGGATCGATCTTGGGCATGACTGTCGCTAGTTTGTCGAGTGGGTTGCCTTCATACGCAACGCCGCTAATATCATTCTTGGCTAGCCAGTCACACGCAGCCTTAAGGTCTTGCGTACTGGCTTCACCAGATTTAATACGCTGAAGGAATTCAGAAGTAACGAGATTATGAAGTTCGTTAAACTGATCTTCAGTTGCTTTTTTCTTCATTTGTCAAAGACACAATAGGTACAATGTCGTGACACAGCACCTCTACTCGTGAACCGGGTCTAAAGGTAAAACCGGATTTCATTAACTCTGCACACTTAAGTGCCCTGACTATTTCGTAGTCAAGACGCATCTTTTCTTCGTGACGTTTAGCAAGCTGTTTACATTGCTCAATCATACTTCCGTCTAACGGAATACTGAAGTTAAGTTGTGCACCGTAGTTGTTATTACGAGTGTAGCTATCAGGCAGTACATCGTTACCCATGTAAAACGGGCTAAACGTCATCGTTGCACCGTTACAAGAATTACCCCCAGTAAACTGTTGTCTACTAGGGGCACCGTTGTTCTGGAATTGTACAGCTTGATTAGTTACGTTACCTGTAGCAGCAGCAATAGGTGATGCATTGTTGCTAAC